ATGGCGATAGCCGCCTATTACAAGCAATTCATGGAACAGGGCGTCACTCGCTGGAAGGAACCCTACGTTTCTGTAGAACAGGTAGCGGCCGTAGGCGATACATGCCAGTTACAGATGAGAAAGATGGGCTACTCCACATTTCATAAATTCGTGCGCTACGATTCAAAGAACATCCGCAAGTCACATTCAACCAAAATAGGCTGGTACACCTACGGATGGTCACGCCCTCTACTCACAGGAAACTTCGTTCACGCATGTCAAAACGGTTGGGCGCATGTGAATTCCCCTTGGTTGATCGAGGAGATGAAACAGTTTGAAGTTCACATCACCAAAAGCGGAAAAGAAAAGCTGGAACACGAAGAAGGAGCACACGACGACCGAATATTCGCAGCAGCCATGGCGATATTCTGCCCGCACGACATGGATATTTTAGCTCAGCGAAGCCAGAAGCGACTCGTAGAAGAAATCAAGACGATGCCTTTGGACTTCACTCCTTATCCCGGAGGCGGAGACGGAGGAACTGGCGGTGCTTGCAATATTGTCATTCCCGCATCCGCTCTCAGAGAGAAACAGGTTGTAACCATGGATGATTTGATTTACGGTGATTCACGGGCAGGGAGATTCCGATGAGGAAGCCGGGAACCATCGAGCCGATCGTTTACTTCGTAAACCACGCTGACCCGAATCATCCTGTTGGCTACATCATTCTCGCTCCGTATTCCGAGTGTCCAGCGCCCAACGGATACCAAAAAGAAGGTGTCGATACCCTCAGTGGCGTGGACCGCCTCGAGAAGATTCTGGTAGACCAAGAGCGTAGAGACTGGGAACGGGAAGCGGAATACAACGAGAAGTTAATCGGAGAGAAGAAATCAGAAATCAGGGACCGCTTGTATGCGAAGATGACCAGCAGCTCTACCGACCCGTGGGAAAAGGAATTCATAAGACTGTATCTCTATCTCAGGGAAGAAAAGAAGCAGAAGTACCAACAGAGATATTTAGAGAGAACCGCATACCTATGGGCAAGGCATAACGACACACCCAAAGGACGAGGCGTGGACGAAGAAAAGGTCAGCCTCGATCGGATCAATTTCTAAATGGCCGAAGATTGGAAAGACTGGCAATGCCCGCCCGCAGCAACAGACGAATCCAGAAGAATCGGTTGGCTCAATGAAGCTGCGGATGAGGGCATGGCATGGCTCAAAAGTCAGCGTGGCTACAGCGACATCAGAAAGACTCTAGCGATTATAGCCGGCACAGACTTTTCAGGGAACATGCCGTCGTACAGATCCCGCGTAAATCCGAACCGCCTCAAGAAAAATATAAGAGTCATCGTAGGCGCCTTAGCAAAACTCAGGCCCACCTGGGGCTACAGTTCCGATAACAAGGCATATCTCAAGAACGCCGAGATGATGAACAAAGTCACTCGCGCCTGGTATCTGGAATCCTTTGCCGATCTCTCTATCAAAGAGGGTCTATCCTATGCCGCAGCTACAAATAGAGGCTGGGTGTGCCCTGTGTATCGTAGGGACATGGGAGGGACAGGTCACGGTGACATACGCCTACTGACCTATGGCTCTCCGTGCGTTCTACCTGTCCAATTGCCATCGACAGGAAACTTTCAGGAAGCCTATTGCGTCACGATCCTCGATGAACTTCCCGTTTACATGGCGCACGGCATGTACCCCCAGTTTCAGAGTCGTCTCCTTCCGAAATCATCCCGCTACTGGTACTCGGATGATGGAGTACGAAAGGCAGCAAGAGGAAACGTCATCCAAAGGATATTCGGTAAGAATCCTAGAACATCAGGGGCAGAAGAATTAACCGACCTGCTTGTCCCCATGAGACGTGCCTACGTCATCGACCTCACCGTCAATACAACAAAGCAAGAAATTCCGATGGGAGAGCCGGGCTCGAGTTGGGCCTATAAAGTCCCCTATGTAGGGCAGGACATTCCTGTTGGGCGTGATTCCAAGTCGGGATCCATTACCTACAGGAAAGCAGACGAGAATGATGCCCGTCTCTATCCAAGAAGAAGGCTCCTCATTTCATCCGATAGCTGTATTACCTACGACGGTCCTGCATTCGATTGGCACGGAATGTTTCCTGGCGTTTCGTTCTCAGTGGACGCATGGCCGTGGGAACCTTTGGGATTTTCATTGGCTCACGATGGATACGAAATCAACGAAGCCATCAAAGAAATAGCGCGCGGCAACATGGACAAGATACGCGCTCAATTGAGACCTTCGATGGCCTTCGATACGAATACGGTCTCCATGAAAGAAGCAAGGGCCATGGATCCGTTTGCCCCTGATAACCGAGTTGGATTCGATGGTTCCGCTTCCGAGGGCGATCCGTTCAGACAGATTCTCGCTCCTGAAGCGATTAAGGTCTCTCCTGAATCCATGGCATTTCTACAGTGGCTTGAGCAGACCCTCGATAGCCAACAGGCCGTACAAGATGCAATGACACTAGCCAAACTCAGGACAGTTGGCTCGATGGACGAGTTGGAAAAGATGCTCGAAGCCCAAGGTCCGATCATCGAGGACATGTCTAGGTCTATGGAACCACCGATGCGTGACCTTGGAGTGATGATTAAATATCTCATCTGCCAGTATTACACCACGGCCAGAGTCATGCAGTGGGTAGGTGCAGACGGAGTGACAAGAGAGACATTCGACTACGATCCGTCGTCTCTCGTTCCTTCCCATTCCCCCGGAGAAGACCCAGATTCTACTTCTTTGAAATCTCCCATAGAGAGGGCTAAGGTATTCGCGGACAATCTCAGATTCTTCATTCTCCCGAATTCTCTGCACGAAATGACACAGATGGCTATGAAGCTCGGACTGATTCAACTCAAGAAGTCGGGAGTGATGGTGGACTCACAGACCATAGCTGAATCCTGGCAGATTGCAAACTACGGGACGATTGACGGCAACACAGTCATCGAGAAGTTCCACAGAGAAAAAGAAATGGAACTAGAAATGATGGCGCGCATGAAAAAGATATCCGATGAAGTGGGACTTACTCCCCCTGGTGGACCGCCAGGAGCAGCAGGTCCCGGTAAACCGAATCCAGAAGGCCGTCCTCCTACAGGACAGGCAGCACCTAAATTAGAGAGCAAGGGCGGGGGCGTCAGGTCCACGATTTCGGAAAGCAAATGACGTGGATTAAAAAGAAATTCGAGGGAGACCCAGTGGCCGCAGTGAAAACGATATTGGCTTCTCACTCGACAGGAAAACTCATCTTGGATTTCAGCCAAGGGACCGTTCTAAATGTTGAGTGGCGGGAGAAAGCAAGCCAGTCCCATATTTTAGTTGACAGGGTTCCTGAAAAAGGAGCAATCTTGTCGCCGTAGAACGAATTCAGGCTGACCGGGCAAGATAGACCAGCCCGAACGCCGTAGGAGAGAAAATCTCCTGCGGCGTTTTTGTTTTTACGCCAGCCTGAGAAAGGAGAGCCAAAGTGGCAAAAAAGCGACGGAGCAAGAGGCACGCCAAACGCGGCTAACAACCATCCCTAGCCGGAAACGAGCTTGCGATTAAGTTCGCGCTCCCCGACAAAAGGGTCAACCGGAGTAGGGATGGTGCTCCAAACACCATCCCCACCCCACTTCAAAACAGGAGAGAACATGAAGGGATACGGCAGAAGCAAATCGGGCAGCAGCATGAAACTCGGTGGTAAAGGAAGGAAGCTCTCCTTGAAGTCGGATTTCAACCCAAGTAATTCCTCAGCATTCAAAGGTTCTCCACTCAAGAGAGCGACGAAGAATGTTCACAAAGCTGTCTAATGGCATCGGCACCCACACTCGCACCACCTCCCTCCAACGGGGATTCTCCCAATGCTCCGACCACGACACCCGTGGCCGCTTCTCCATCCCCCGAGCAACCATCCCCGGCAGTACAGCAAGGGTCGAAAGACCTGATCGAGATTGTCCAGAGATTGCGGGGGATCGCAAAAGCGTATCCCCAAGCGGCGCCCATCGTAGCGCAGATGAACGAACAGATGAGTGAGTTGATGAGAATCATCATGCAGAACCAAACGCCCGGAGAGCCTGCCGCACCACCGGCATGAGGAGATGAACGATGCCACCGACCTATTCTGAGTACCTGAAAAGCCTGGGAGCGAGCGAGGAAGAAGTCAAGGTGCTGGATACTCCTGTAGCGCGCAAAGCGTTCGACGCCATGAACGCAGCTACAGCAGAAGCAAACGAGGCGAAGGAAAAGGCCGTAGCGCACTATCAGACTCTCGACAAGTGGTACAACGAAGAAACCCTCCCGAATTACAAAAAGATGGAGAAGGAAAAGATGGCTGCGATTGCCGAGGCTGAGAGGGCCAAGGCCCTGGTTCGCGCCGCGACTGATGAGGGACTCCTTCAGATTGCCAAAGACATGGGCTACTCCGAGGACACGAAGGAC